TTGGTAGCAGAACTAGGGTCCGCATTTATTTGTGCAGACCTCGGAATTGTAGAAGACGAAACCCGCGGTGATCACATCGAATATATTGGGCATTGGGTCAAGCTTTTGAAAAGCGACCCGAAAGCAATATTCAACGCCTCACGCGAAGCCCGCAAAGCTAAAGAATTTTTAGACAAGACGGTTGCTGAGACGCTTGGTACAGCAAACATGAGGGCCGCATAATGAAACGCTGGATAGAAGATATAATTGGGGTGCTACTAATTTTGGTAGCACTTCCCACTTTAATGTTCTTTTTTGGTGTAGCTTTTGGAATAGCGCCATGATTGAACCAACATACAAACAACAACTGCACATTAACGCAAGGCGTAAAGCTTTAGAAGAAACAAAGCTTCTTATCGACCAATTAGAGCGACACTTGCTCGAGGCCGATAAGGACTTTGGTAACGTTACTTATAGCTTTGCTAATGCTTGGAGCGACTTGGCTAATATGAGGCAGTCGTTACTAGAAGAAGAAGAAGAGATTAATTGGGAAGATGTGGCATGATGAAAATAAACTGCAACTTTACAATGGAATTAAAGACCTCTGACGATTTTAAAAAGGTTATACAATACATGAAAGACATTGACGTTTACGACGATTATGTTACGCGCGATGGTCTTCTTACTCGATCGGCTATAAGAAAGTTCATTAAATCTGAGGCCGAAGACTGGATAAATTTTAGAATTTTTAATTAAAGCGCAAAACACAATATATAGTGCAAAAAGTGGGTTGACGTACAAAAAGTCGATTGTATACTTGAGTTCACTGTCAGTCGTGTGCCTAGCTGTCAATTCTCCAAAAATTGAATGTAACCACATCAAGCTAGGTCTTGACTGGCGGTGTCATGGTTCGACATTGCCATGTTTCACTTCTCCTGTTTAGTCGGTAATAGGGTCTCCAAAAACTTAAATTATCGACGATTGGTTGTCGGCTGGTGCTTGTGCCAACGCCAGCCGTCACCTTTTTTAGGATAGCTATGAAATTTGCAGATTATTTTAGAGAAATAAATATTGGTAGCGGAAGCGTTTCAATGTGGAAAAATAACGATGGTAGTTATTTTGTAATTGAAATCGTACGTTTTGCTGAACACGACAAAGAAAGCGCACGTCAATATGCGGCTTTATTGTCGGGTGATGAAAACTATAAAGTAGACGAAAATTTACATTATACGTTGCATTAATGGTTAATTTCCCCACTATAAAAAGCTGGCCTGCAGAAAAGATAGAAACAAAGTCAACCGCTGCTTTAAAGCCGTTTGCACATAATCCGAAAATACATCCCGAAAAACAAATAGAGCAAATAGCGGCTAGCATAGAAGAGTGGGGCTGGACGATCCCAATTCTAATAGATGAAAAGAACAATGTGGTAGCAGGGCATGGGCGCCTCGAAGCCGCGAAACGACTGAAAATTGATAGTGTGCCGTGTATGGTAGCTAAAGGTTGGTCAGACGAGCAAAAGAAAGCCTACGTGATTGCCGATAATAAGATTGCAGAAAAGTCAGGCTGGGATGATGATTTATTAAAAGATTTATTGAACGATATTGACGATTTTAATATTGAATTGACAGGAATTAGCGAACTTGAACTTGACAGCATTTTTCTAGAACGAGAGACAGGAGATACCGACCAGCTGGTAGAATGGGAAGGTATGCCAGAGTTTATCAGTGAAGATCCTTGTTATAGAAAGATTGTAGTTAACTTTGATAATCAACAAGCCGTTGAAAGCTTCTTTTCTGCTATCAACCAAGAATATACAGATAAAACTAAATCTATCTGGTATCCGCAAAAAGAACGCAGGGACTTAGAAAGCTATCGTTTCACGGATGATAACGAATAGATTTCCGCTTTACATACCGACGAAAGGTAGAGCGGATTATATGATTACATCGAAAGCCCTAACCGAAATGGGCTTGCATCATTACCTTGTTGTTGAAGAGCAAGAAAAACAAGCTTACGAGAAAGCAATAAAGCGCTTTAAGCTTACTGCAGAAACATTGATACTAGACCCGCAGGCGAAGCTTGATTATGAAGTGCTAGATAATCATGGGCTAAAGAAAAGCACAGGCCCTGGCCCAGCGCGAAATTTTGCATGGGAGCACGCTAAAGCAAACGGTGCGGAATGGCATTGGGTTATGGACGATAACATAAAGTGTTTTCGTCGCATGAATAATGCGGAACGCATAAAAATGATTACGCCAAAATTTTGGACGATCATGGAAGATTTTGTTTTACGTTATAAAAACGTTGCAATGGCAGGGCCAAATTACACAATGTTTGCATTTGGTGCATCAGCGTTGCCACCATTTGTGTTAAATACTAGGATTTATAGTTGCAACTTTATACGCAACGATCTGAAATATCGGTGGCGTGGTAGGTATAACGAAGACACCATATTGTCGTTAGATCTTCTTAAAGCAGGTTACTGTACGGTTCAGTTCAATGCTTTTTTACAAGAGAAGCTAGGAACGCAAGTTCTGAAAGGTGGAAATACACAAGAATTTTACCATAAAGAAGGAAAGGTAAAAGAAGGCGAAAAGTACGCAGATACTGGCACTGTAGCTAAAAGCAAAATGTTGGTAGATGTGCACCCCGATGTGTCAAAATTTGTATGGAAATTTAGTCGTTGGCATCATCAAGTTAACTACGCACCGTTTAAAAAACAAAAGCTAATACGAAAGCCCGATGTAAAGATACAGAAAGGCATTAACGAATACGGCATGGTAAGGAAAGAAACACAAGATGTCGAGAAAACCGCATAGCCCTACCGAGCAGTCACGCAAGACGGTAGAAGCAATGTCAGCGTATGGAATACCTCAGGAAGATATTGCAAGCGTTTTAGAAATAGACCGCAAAACGTTAGCTAAATACTACGATCAAGAACTTGCTGTAGCGAAAGCAAAAGCAAACGCAAAGGTAGCGGAAAATCTTTTCAGAAAAGCTACAGGAGATGGCCCGCAGTCAGTAAGCGCTGCAATTTTTTGGTTAAAAACAAGAGGACAATGGAAAGAAACCAACTATCACGAAATAGAGGCGAATGTTAACAGTTCAATCTACGACTGGATTACAGGAACATTGGGAGCAACTGGGGACGCAGTGGAGAACCAATCCAACGCAATTCGTACAACAGGCTCTAAACGTAACTCCGGAGAAGTGGCAAGCGGAGGCACTGACAGCACTATGCACTGAAGACCGCATAGCTTGTAGGTCAGGTCATGGTGTAGGTAAATCAGCGTTTGCGGCTTGGACAATATTATGGTGGATGTATACGAAATGTCCCAGCAAGGTCGCTGTAACTGCGCCTACATCGCACCAGCTACAAGATATTTTATGGTCAGAGTTAGCAACGTGGCACAGAAAGATGCCCGACTTTCTACAAGACTTATTTGAACTTACAGCTACAAGATTTTATTTGAAAGAAAAGCCTGATCTTGCTTTCTCTGTTCCCCGCGTGAGTCGCCCAGAGAAACCAGAAGCTTTCCAAGGTTTTCATTCTGAAAATATGTTGTTTATTATTGACGAAGCATCAGGTGTAGACGAAGTAATTTTCGAAGTTGGTCAAGGTGCTATGTCAACCAAAGGCGCTAAGACGCTAATGGTTGGCAACCCAACAAGAACCGATGGTTATTTTTTTGATGCGTTTCATTCTCAACGAGCAAATTGGTGGACAAAACGTATAAGCTGTGCTGACAGCACTCGCGTTGATCCTAAATTTATTGAAGAGATGGCAAGCAAATACGGCACTGACTCTGCTATATTTGCTGTGCGTGTTTTGGGCGATTTTCCCGAACAGTCTGACGATGCGATTATATCACTAGCATTGTGCGAGTCAGCAATACGCAGAGATGTAGAGCCATTAGAAGGTTTCCCAACATGGGGATTAGATGTAGCGAGGTTTGGTGATGATGCAACAGCACTAGCTAAACGTCAGAGAAATGTTATGTTAGAGCCAGTAAAAAGTTGGAGGAATAAAAGCGTTACGCAGGTAGCTGGATTGGTGATAGATGAATACTTGCAGACACCTACATCACAAAGACCAGCGAAAATATTAATTGATAGCATCGGCATTGGGTCGGGCGTAGTTGACATACTACAAGACGAAGACTTGCCAGCTATCGGAATAAATGTAGCAGAAAGCCCAAGCGTCAGGGCGCGATTTATGAGGCTTAGAGACGAACTTTGGTTTCGTGGTCGCGAATGGCTAGAAGCTTTAGACTGCAAAATGATAGACGATCCAGACCTTATTGGTGAGTTAACCGCCCCACGTTATGCAATGACAGCAAGCGGCAAGATACAAGTCGAACCCAAAGATAAAACAAAGCAGCGGTTGGGCGGCTCACCAGACTTAGCAGACGCATTTTTACTTACGTTTGCATCTCCTGATCACCGCCACGCGGAGGATCATTTTTATGAACCCGAATATTTTGAGGATAGTTAAATGCCATACCATAAAAAGAAAAAAGGCAAAAAGAAAAAATGAGTACAACATTTTCATGGAAGTCAATCGTGCTAGAAGACGATCGAGACTTTTACGAAAAAGCGTATTATCCGTGGGTGTATAAGTTCGGCAAGCCATCAGATACATATGACGGTGATCAGTCTGGCCGATACTTTGTGCAAGGCGAACCTCGCGCAGGACAAAAATATGGATGGAAGTGAGAACGTCACGATCTATCGTGATGTAGCTGGAATACCAACCCCGACAGAAATAAATATGGCTTCGCGCGCGGCCGCACAACTCGACAGTCATTACAAAGGATACCGATGGCAAGTTGCGGTACGTGACGGAATAGCGATAGTCAGAAACCCTGCGTTAAGCGCAGATATGGGCTATGTAATTAATTTAAGCGATCCCAGCATAACATTTGAAAATGCAATAATGAGGGCTGGTGGTGAAATTTTAGAGCGTCATAATCTAAGACGTGGAAATGTAGACATTGCGGCATATGCCGAAGAAGCAAATAAAGCCCCGTGGTAAGGAATTGAAATGCGTACTACAGACGGTTCTGCGGACTCTAAACTTATGGATTATGCAGTCGATGATAATGGTGACGGCATATCCCCCGACGATGAAATGGATTGGTTAGAACTTAGTCGCAACTGCTACGACAATGCGGTAGACTATGTGCAGGCCGCGCACAGAGATGATTGGGAGCGAAACTTAAATCTGTTCAATAATGAACACCCCTCTGGGTCTAAATATAACTCAGACGCGTTCAAACGCCGCTCACGTCTTTTTAGACCAAAGATAAGGTCTTATGTTCGTAAAAATGAGGCAATCACCGCACAAGCTTTTTTTAGTACTTCAGACGTAGTTAATATTGCACCACAAAACGACAACGACCCAAATCAGTTAGCGTCTGCTGGTATCATGCAAGAATTGTTAAATTACCGACTGCAGAAAACAGTGCCTTGGTTTCGCCTTGTAGTTGGCGCTAGGCAAACGGCCGATATTTATGGAATAACAGCCGCTAAGATTTATTGGCATTACGCAGAAGCCGAAGACGGCAAGCAAGTTGTTCAAGATGAAAATGGTATGCCGATAATCAAAGAAGATGGCAACCTAGACGTTCAACCGAAAATGAAGGTGGTCAAAGACGAGCCTGTAATTGAGCCGATAGAACCAGAAAATGTTTTATTTGATCCAGCGGCTGATTGGTTAGACCCTGTTGGTAGCAGTCCATATTTAATCATACGCAGGCCAATGTTTGCTATTGATGTTAAACAAATGATGGTCGACGCAGACCCCAAAACAGGGCAACCAGCGTGGAAAGAATTAGACGATGCTACGTTACAGCAAGGCAAAGAAGAAGATGCGGCTGACTTAGACGATGCACGAAATATGTTTGATGGTCCAAGCAGACGTGACACAGACGCACCGATTGATGACTACGAAGTTGTGTTTGTGCATGAAAATTTTGTAAAGCGAGGCGATCAAGACTTTCAGTACTACACGCTAGCAACGGTAGCTATGCTTACTGATCCTGTGCCAGTTGAAGAAGTTTATTTACATTGTAAAAACGGCAATAGACCAATAGTTGTTGGTTATTCAAACATAGAAGCGTTTAAACCTTACCCATCTAGCCGTGTTGAAATGCTGGGGCCGTTACAGCAAGAGTCTAACGATCTAGCAAACTTACGCATGGACGCTTTGAAGTTTAGCTTAACGCCAATGGTGAAAGTAAGGCGTGGCAATAAAGCGCTTGTGCCAGCGTTAATGAACCGATCACCTGGAAAAGTTATAACCATGGATGATCCGGTTACTGATGTAGTGGAAATGTCGCCACCGCCAGTAAATGGTCAAGCTTATGGTGAGCAAGATCGTTTGAATTTAGATTTTGATGAACTTGCAGGCAACTTTAACAATAGCAGTATACAATCAAATCGTCGCATGAACGAAACGGTGGGCGGTATGGCGATGTTGTCAGGGCAAAGCAACACGCTAATGGAATACGATTTGCGTGTATTTAGCGAGTCATTTGTTGAGCCTGTATTGCGTCAGATGGTGCATTTAGAACAAGCATATGAGACTGACAGTGTTGTGTTAGCGCTAGCGGCTGAAAAAGCAGATCTGTTTCAGAAGTATGGAATTAACCAAATTACTGATGATTTATTGCAGGGCGAATTGACGGTAAATGTTAACGTAGGTATTGGTGGCACAGACCCGCTAATGCAAGGTCGCAAGTTTGCTCTCGCTATGCAAACATTTGGTCAGCTCGTAGCACCATTGGTGCAACTGTATGGGCCTAATGTGTTGGAAACGTCAGGCGTGGAAGCGATAGCGTCAGAAATATTTGGCAAAGCTGGTTACAAAGATGGGCAGCGGTTCCTAAATTTTAAAGATGGTCAGGGAGACGATCCACGCATACAGCAACTGCAAGCGCAGTTAGGGCAAATGGGTCAAATTATTCAACAGCTACAGGGTCAGGCAAAAGACAAAAACATAGACCGACAAATGAAATTTGCCGAAGCACAAATGAAAGGTCAGATGGACGCGCGGAAAGCGCAAATGGATGTTGAGGGCAAAGCCGCATTAGCAGAACAAAACTTTAAACTTGATCTTGCGCGGTCGCGTTTAATGCCGAACACCAGCAATGTTAATGTTATGTAAATTATGTTGCAAAATGATGAGTTACTTAAACTAGCGCGTCTTGGTTCAGATATAGAAGCAGAACTTGAAACTCCATTATTTAAATATGTTTTAGGGCGCATGGTTGATAGGGTTGAAGAATTGAAAGAAAAACTAGTAAATCTTTGCCCAGAACAACAAGGTTCAGAAATACGAAACGTACAAGCTGAAATTAAAAGGTTCAGTTGTATGCAACAAGACATCGAGCAAATCGTAAACGATGGCAGGCAAGCCTACCGTGAGATTGTCGATCAGGAACAAGTCGAGGACTTGTAAGGCGTAAGCCTTTAATTTTAACCAAGGAAAAGAAATGTCTGAGGAAACAGATACTACCCTCAATGAGGATGTTAATGTTGAAGCAGAACAGACTGAGGCAGAAAAGCCTGAGTATGATGCGCAGGACTTTCATCGAAATAATATTGAAGATGAAATTTCAGCACGCAGAAGCCAACAACTAAAAGAAGAGTCAGCGCTACCCTCATTGGATGCACTGAATCAAGAAACCGAAGAAGAAGCAGAGGAGCAGGACGGTAAACAGTCAGAAAACCTACCCGACAATGGGCGGTCTACTGCTGAACAACCCAAGCCTAAAACTGAAGCTAGTTCTACGGGCGACAGCGACTTACATACTCTTATCATTGATGGACAAGAGGAACGTAAGCCGTTAGCGGAAATTATTGCATTAGCCCAAAAGTCTAGGGCGGCCGATAAACGTTTTCAAGATGCAAAGGCCTTGTCAAATCAAGCTAACCAGATGTTAGCGCAAGCACAGCAAAAACAAGAGCCAGCGCAACAGACGCAACCGCAACAAGCATCTACCAATCCCGATGATGCAAATGTTGACGCTTACACGCAATCGTTAATGTATGGCGATGAAGCGCAAGTAAGAGACACGGTTAAGTCACTTTTACAAAATCGTGGGGGCGGTCAGCAAGTAGACCCAACCCAAGTAGCGCGTATGACTGCTGAAATTGTAAAAGAGCAAACAGAACATCAAGCCGCACTAAATGATGCGTTAAATGAGTATCCAGAAATTAAAGAGGACGTAAACCTTCAATCTATAGCGGTAAACTTTGTTAACCAAAACCTTAAAGAAGAATTAATGAGGCTTGGTTATACGGAGCAACTGCTTAACGATTCGGCGCGGTCACACGGAAATCTAAATGATTGGTGGCGTGCATATCGTGAAGCTAAACAACAAGGCTACGGTGTTACTTCGTACCGTGATTTGCTTATGGATGGTGGGAAAAAGACTCGCGAATGGTTATCTGGACGTTCAGAAAATGCTACTGACGGTTTAGCTGAAAAGCAAAATCGTAAGGCTGGGTCTGCAAAACAACCGCGAAAAGTGAGCGCGGCTACCCCAGCACGTGGAGCGCCTAAATCTCCAACACAATCGGAGATAATTAGGCAAATGCGTGAAGAGAGGGGGCAAGTCGTTTATTAGCAACGCCTAAGAAATAGGAGGCATAAATGGCCGGACAAGTATGGTCCACCAACACGTTGGGCGGTTATCTCTATGCTGATGAACTGAGTTCAGTTTTACGCATGGAAGTACGAGCTTCAACGAAATTCCGTCAATTCTGTGACGCAAAAGACTTTTCAGATAAAGGTCTGAACAACGGTGCTAATGTTACTTGGAACGTGTATTCCAAAATTGACACTGCTGGAACAACCTTAACTGAAGGTACAGCGATTGCGGAAAACAACTTTACTATCAAGCAAGCAACAGCTACGGTTGTTGAATGGGGCAACTCAGTTCCGTTTACATCTTTGACTGATATGCTTGGTAAGCACAATGTCATGGACGTAACAAGAAATGTTTTGTCTAGGGATTGTCGTGAAACACTCGACACTGAAGCAGAAAGCAAATTTAGGCAAACAAAGCTTAAATACGTTGCTACAGGTGCCGCGGCATCAACTGGTACGTTGTACACAGATGGAACCGCAACAGGTAACAATGATCATGCTTTGAATAAAACGCATGTGCGTAAAATTTCTGACTTGATGAAAGAGCGGAACATTCCAGCTTACGAGGGTGATGACTACATCGCTATCTCAAGGCCTACAACATACCGCGAACTCAAAGATGAGTTAGAGCAAGTCGATCAATACACAACTACTGGTTACCGAAAGATAACCAATGGTGAGGTTGGTCGATTTGAAGCAATGCGCTTTGTTGAGCAAACACAAATCTTAGCTGGCGGTGCAGCGGCTACTGCTAGAGATGGTACTGCTTGGACTAATGGTAAGTCTGATTGGTGCTATTTCATGGGCGCTGACACGGTAGCTGAGGTTATAGCTATGGCACCAGAAATTCGTGGTCGTATACCATCAGACTACGGAAGATCTATGGGCATGGCTTGGTATGCACTAGAAGGCTTCGGTCTTGTTCACGATGATGCAACAAACGCTCGTATTGTCGAGTGGGCATCAGCCGCTTAATTGGAAAGGAAATAGAATGGCTATATTAAGAGGTGCTGGTAGAGGTTCGCAGTCTATTATGGAAGCTTGCCCTCCAGAAAATGCTTCAACTGCTGGTTCTATGCCAGATAAGTCGGACATAAAATTTGCTGGTATGGCTGATAAAGCCCCATATGGAAAAATGGGAAAAGCTAATATGAGTTATAGCGGTAAATAATTGAATGGGGCTGGTTCGCGCCAGCCCCTATTCTCATTAACGAATTGTTTTATATTTACTGCGCCAATCAAGATAATCGTCAGCCATTGGATCGTCATTGGCTTTCATCTCTTCGTATTCGGCGTATACTTGCGCTTGGTGTTCAGCAAAATCTTTAACGCTATCGACTAAAGGAAATTCGATAAAGTCGCTGTTTGGTAAGACTGCGTTATGAAAAGCAACTCGCGCTACAGCTTGCTGTACGGTCTCGCAACCTAGAACTTTATAACTTTTACCGCTTTTAAATTTCCAGCGATCGGTGGGAGTAGGAATATAGTCTAGATCTTCTTCGTGCGCGGAGTAGTTTTCTAAGCCTTGGGTTTCTACGTAAAATTCCATGTTAATTCTCCGATACCTCATAAGAAATGTTGGAATAGGGGAAAGCTTTAGCAAAAAAGCGGGCACAAGCCTCTGCTTCTTCTTTTGTATCATGCGATATTGAAGCAAGTATTTTATTTGACTCTGGTAGTTTTTGTATCTTGTTAACAGTATATTTAACCATTTTTCAATTCTCCTGAGTTACACATAAAGATAATATATTATCTAAAAGGTACATTATCAAGCAAATATGGACACAAAAATACAAAACCCTAAGTGGTTTATTGTTCCGTACACGCGCGGTGTGGTTATGCAAATTGGTGGCGATGCACCATTGTATGATCATTTCTTGTTAGCAGATACGGTAGACCTAATAGCTGATGCAAAATTAGACGCGATTGTAATAAATGGTTCTAAAATCCCAGCTGGGAATACTTTTGAAGATTGGAGAAGAGTAATAAAGCCTAATGGTTTTATTGTTTTTATTGATCAAGACGAACAGGAAGCAAGAAAACTTTTAAAAATTTATGATGATTGCGTAATAACAAAAGAGCGTGATCAGTTATTAGTGCTAAGTCCTAATCATAAAACGAAAGTAAAACCGCTGCCCAAAAAATCATGCTTGGTAATTCGTTTTGGTGCTTGGGGCGATCACATCATATGTGCTGGTATATTTCCGCTTTTGAAAAAGCAAGGCTACCACATCACGTTAAACTGCCAAGCCCCGCAACACGTTATAAATGCAACGAACCCATATGTTGATGAATTGGTAGTGCAGGACCGCAACCAAATCAAAAGCAAAGATTTACTAGAGTATTGGCAAGCTATAAGCACCGAATACGATAAGGTTGTTAATTTAAGCGCAAGCATTGAAGGTCAGTTACTTTTAGATAAAGACCACGCTAATTTTTATTGGCCGCAGTCTGCAAGACATAAGTTGTTTAATAAAAACTATATGGAAATTACCCATGATCTTGCTGACGTGCCGTATAATTTTCGTGGATGCGTTTTCCATGCAACGGCTGATGAAAAAAAACAGGCCAAAGAAATACGGCAAAGGTTTGACGCGCCGTTAATATGCTGGGCTATTGCTGGGTCAAGTGTGCATAAATGGTATCCGCATATGTCAGATGTGCTTGTAGGGCTGTTAGAACAAACCAATTCTTACATCATGTTGATGGGCGATAAAGAAGCCATAACTTTGCAAGATGCAACATTGGAAAAGGTTGAAAAAAGATATGGGTCTGTAGAGCGCATAGCGGCTCAGTGTGGCACGTTGCCGATGAGAGCGTCTATGTCTATCGCGCAAGTGTCAGACGTTGTTGTAGGGCCAGAAACAGGGCTTTTAAATGCTGTTTGCATGGAAAAGAACCATAAGGTTGTTATGGTCAGTCATAGTGGGCCGAAACAGCTCACAAAACATTGGAAAAATACGAAAGAATTATTGCCGCATAATACATCGTGTTTTCCATGTCACCGACTGCATTTTAATTTTGATTATTGCAACAAAGATAACGCAACGAAAGCGGCTATATGCAGTGCTAGTATACCGCCAGCAACAGTAATTAAGGCTATAAAAAATGGATTACACTACGCTAGTTGCAAATAAAGCTACTGATGGTTCAATTAGAAATTGGGTTAATAACGATAGCTTTTCAGCAACGACAATTTTAAGTGAAGCGGAAGACTTTATATATAGACGGTTGCGTGTGCGTGAAATGTTAAAGCTAACAACTGGCAATATGGTTGTTGGTCAAGACTACATTGACGTGCCGACTGATTTTATTGGCTCACGTTCATTGTTTTATAGCGGCACAGAAAAGCTTGCTATGAACCACACAACGTTAGACGCTATAGAAGCAGGGCGAACTTATGACACAAGTGGTAATATTACACAGGGAAAACCTACACAGTTTTATATAGACGCAGATAAAGCTTTTTTTCCAATAGCGCCCGATCAAACATACGCTTACCGTTGGCGGTATTATTGTCAACCTACTGCGCTGTCGAGCACAAATACAACAAACTTTCTTACTAACTTTAGCCCACGTTTGTTGCGGTGTGTATGCCTAGCAATGGCTAACGAATTTCTAAAAAACGATGGTGATAAATTATATTGGTTGCGGTTAGCGGAAGGTGAGATAGAGGTATTACATAAAGCAGACGATGAGGTGCGTTGGGATTTAGACGTATCGGTAGTCGTTACGTGATATGCCTTATTTGCCGATTGATCAGGCGGTTGCTGACTTAGAAAACAGAAAGCGCGACAGATTACCTTATGTCAGTGATTTGCCCACGCAAAGTATGGTTACGTTGGGAGCAACTGCAACCGATGCGGCCGATATAAATGCTACATTAATTTTATTAACCACAGTAGCGTCAGGAACAGGCGCAAAATTGCCGTTAGCATACGCTGGTAGCTTTGTATGTATAAGAAATAGTGGTGCTAATACTGCTACAATTTATTGCCAAGCTAACGAAACAATAGACGGCGGTTTATCGACAACAATTACAGCGTCTGGAAGCAAACTGTTTTTTGCACCAGCCGCGCAACAATGGTTTACAATTTAGGAGTATAATATGGCTTCGACACCATCAGAACGCCTTTCATTACGTTTGATTGGCACAGGTGACTTCGCTGATACGTGGGGTGCTGAACTTAACAGCGATACGCTAGCCCTAATTGATGAGGCTGTGTCAGGTGTAGAAGAGATAAGCCTTACTGGTAACATAACTCTATCAACAACGCTGTATCAAACAAACCAAGCACGAAATAGGGTATTGCGATTTACAGATGGTGGTTTGTCATCAGCGCCTACTATTGGGCTACCATCTACAGAGCGTTGGTATGTAATTCAAAACGCTACTGGTGGCACTTACGCATTAACATTTAACAATGGATCATCAAGCGTAAGCGTAGCCGCAAATATAGACACAGCTATTATTTGGCAAACTGGTAACACACTGTATGGAATAGACTTAGCAAAAGGCACAGATGTAGCCACAGTTGCCCCAGAAATAGCTAACAACAACCTACAAACAGTTGCTGGGCAAATAAGCCCTGCTAACAATCTAGGAACGGTTGCTGGCATTGCCAGCGACGTTACAACGGTGTCTACAAATGCAGCCAATGTAACAACAGTTGCAGGAATTAACAGTGACGTGACTACCGTTGCTGGAATTGCAAGTGATGTTAGCGGTGTTAATGCCATTGCATCAGACGTTACGGCTGTAAATGCCAACTCTACAAATATTAATGCTGTAAATAGTAACGCTACAAATATTAACGCTGTAAGTAGTAACTCTGCCAATATCAACAGTGTGGCTGGCATAGCTAGTGACGTGACTACTGTGGCTGGCATATCAAGCGATGTTACTAGCGTAAATGGAATTTCGTCCGATGTAACAAGCGTAAGCGGCATTTCTGCAAACGTAACCACTGTAGCTGGTATATCGGCAAACGTAACCACCGTTGCTGGGATTTCATCAGACGTAACAGGCGTAAACGCGATTGCCAGTGACGTATCAGGTGTTAATGCCATAGCGTCAGACGTTACAGGTGTAAACAGTATATCAAGTGCAGTGACAGCCGTTGATAGCAATAGCAGTAATGTAAATAATGTTTCAACAAATATAGCTAACGTAAATAACGTGGGTGGATCAATCACCTCAGTTAATACGGTTGCTAATAATCTTACAGACGTAAACGCATTCGGTAACACTTATCAGATAAGCACAAACAACCCTACAACTGACGGTGGTGGTAATCCGCTTAGTGCTGGTGATTTATCGTATGTAACCTCAGCTTCAAAACTCCGTGTGTATAATGGATCTTCGTGGGAAGATGCTGGGTCAGCTACAAACGGAACGGTAGATAGACATAGTTACGTTGCTACGGCAAACCAAACAACATTTCCAGCTACAGGGGCTATTTCTTACAATCCAAACTTTGTGGATGTTTACCTTAACGGAATTAAGCTTGTAAACGGTACTGATGTAACGGTTAGCAGTGGTAGCAACATTGTGCTGGCAACTGGCGCGGCTGTAAATGACACAGTGGATGTTGTCGCTTACGGCACTTTCGCGTTGGCTGATATGTACACCAAAACGCAAAGTGATAATCGTTACTATCAGAACCCAGCGGTAGCCGACTTAGATATGGGTTCGCAGTCGATCAGTAACGGCGTTTTGAGGGTCAAGAACCAAGGCAGTCAATCGCAGATCCGTTTATATTGCGAAGTTTCAAATGCCCACTATACGGCGTTGCAAGCAAGTCCCCACAGCGCATATCAAGGAAATATCGTGCTAACCCTGCCAAGTAACACTGGAACGGTGGGGCAATTACTACAAACAGATGGCAACGGAAATATGAGTTGGGGCAACGCTCCTCAAGGCTCATCGATCGCCAGCACCCTAAAGTATGCCTAAAGAGAGGAACTAAAAAATGGCAGATCAAGTAAAACAACTAGCCTTTAAAGAGTTTACAACAACGGAATTAAATAATGGCACTCCGGCTAATATGGTTACGACTGATAGTTCAACTCATTACGTTATAAAATCTATAGAAGCAACACAGACAGGCAGTACGGCTATAACTGCAACTGCGACTTTAGGGCTTACATCTGGTTTAGCAACTGATCAGTACACGACTTTAGGAACCTTAAAACAGAATCGCCTTGGTTTATCAGGGTCAGCTATTATGGACGCTAGTTCTACGCTTACGATAAGACCAACGGCTGTCTCTGTAGTTTATGCTGATGAAACGGTTTTTCAAGGAACTACAGGAAGTACCAGCGAAACGCAATATGTACGAAGTGTACGCCCCACTATAAACGGAATAGCAGAGACAGCATTAAATACTGAAACTTCAATAGATAGATCAAGCGTTAGCTATGCAGGCGGCTCTTATAACTCTATGTCTCCATACGCAAGTAGTAATTATACAATAGAGCATACAAACGCTAACGGTGTAGACCTAAGAATTGTCTTTGGTAACGGTAGCAGTAGTGGTGCTTTT